GGACTTGATCAGTTATGTCTACAATATCTGCAGGCTGATCTCCTAAAATATTTGTATCTAAAATTCCATAAACTGGATCGTTAAGAATAAGAGGATATCCAAATGATGCACCATTGGCAAAGTCAATTTCTACTTTAACTATTGGTTTAGCCATTTTATATCGCCTGCAATGTTAGAGTGTTACCATTAGTTTGTCCAGCAAGAAGTCCTTGTCTGATTGCCTCAACTATGTCTTTCTCAGTTTGAACATTTCCATCAATGTTTAAAGTAAAGTATTGATCTCCACCACCTCTGAGACCCTTAAACCCTGCATCTCCTGCATCTGCAGTTGGAGATTTAAGATTCATACCCGCAAATCTAAATCTTTCATCATAGTCCATTGTTTTTGCAGCCAGTCCTGCTGCTGCAGCATCTGCTGCTTCTTTTGCTCTAAAGTTAGCCAACTGAGTAGCCTGTGCTGCTGCTGCATCTGCTGCTCTTTGTGCTGCTTCTGCTGCCCTTAGTTGGGCTGCTATTGATGCTGCACCAATTGCTCCAGATTCACCTGATGCAAGAGCACTTGGATTAACTCCTGCTGCAGCCTTTGCTGCTGCGTCCATATCTCCTGCTGCCTTGGCTGTTGCGTATGCTGCTGCTGATGATGCACTTGATGCTGCTCTTGCAGCAACTGCTGCTGCTGCGGCTGCTGCTGAGTCTGTTTTTCCACCAAGACCATCTCCTGTCTTTGGAACTACAGGAACAGTTGGAATTACTGGAGCAGTTGGAATAACAATTCCTGATGCATCCTTTGCAGCCTTAAGATACTTTGAAAGTGCTGTAGTTGCTGCATCCCATCCTGCTGCAATTGCTGCAATAATTGATGGGCTGAACATAACCTTGGCATCTTCTTCAACCTGGAAAGGAATCTTAGTTTCAAGAAGGTATGCTGCAACTTCATCTGCAGATGCTGTCCAAGCAGCCATAAGAAGTTCTACTTCTTTTTTGCCAAGATTCTGGTCTTTTAAGACTACAACTGCTTGTTCATATTTTCTTGCTGCTTCTGTTGCGCTTTCGCCATCGCTACCGTACCACTTAAGTGCTAATTTCTTAATTCCTTCAGGACTTATGTTTCCATTACCCTTATTTATTTCATTTAAGAACTCTAAATACTTTCCTGCTGCTTCTTTTGCAGACTTTCCTGTATTGCCATACCATGACATTGCAAGATTTTCTACCTCAGTAGCATCTACCTTCTCATCATTAATTGCTAAAATTTGATTTACATAGAATTGAGCAGCCTGTGAAGACATACCCCATTGCTTTGCAAGTAGACCAACTTCTTCAATTGTAACCTTGTTGTCGCCAGATAATGCCTTTAGAATATCTTGTTGACGACCCAACAAAAGATTGTATTCTTGTGCTGCCTTTATCTTTAAATCATCTAATGCTTTTTGCTGCTTTGTAGTTTCTGCAAGAATTACTCTTCCACCCTTTAGAAGGTTCTGATAGATAGCCTCCATCTGGATAGCAGTCATCTCATCAGGATCTGTGAGTTTAATTCCTTCTTTATCTAACTTAGCATTGTTCTTCTTGATTGCTCCAAGAGTGACAAGCATCTTCTTCTCATCTGTAAGCATCTTTCTGTTGAAGAGTGCAAGTTTTGCTGCCCCTGCTCTTTCCATTGCTTGGATGCGAAGTTTCTTAGCCTCTGCTGCTGCTGCTTCCGCAGCATCTCTTGCTTGTCTTGCAGCATCTTCTTGATTCTTCTTGTTAGTTTTATTAGCCTCTTTGACTGCATCTTCAATAGACTTGAACTGGCTAACAATAATATTCTGCTGTTCTTTTAGTCTTGCAATTTCTTTTTCTCTTGCTTGTGCTGCAGTGTCGTAGGTTGCAGCAAGTTTCTTACCAAGATCAATTTCTTCTTGTATTTGCTGTTTTCTTGCAGCAGCCCTCTTTCTATCTGCCTGAGCCATTTTGCCTGCTGCCCACTCTACGGCTTTATAGATTGCTGTAAGGGCTACAACTATTGCTGTTGCTACTAATAAAAACTTAGCAGCAGGAGACATTGCTATCCAAAAACCCTTAGCAGCAAAAGCCATTTTGTTAAAAATGCCGTCAACGCCCTTAAGACCTTTAAGATTTTTACCTAATGTGGCCATATCAACGCCCATAATTCTAAAATTACCTGATGCTGATGCTGCTGCAGTTGATGCTTGAGTCAACTCTGCTCTAAAGGTTCTTGTTGCCCCTGTCATAAATATGAGGAATCCTCTTACTGCATTTGTTGCTGCTAACAGTTTTAAGTATCCAATAATGGAAAGAATTCCAGTACCAAGAATTGTAAGTGCAACATGGAACTTTTCTACAAACTTAGCAATGTCCACCATTGCTGCTGCTGCTCTTTCAATAGCAATAATTGAACCGTCAAAAGCCTTAACTAGATCATTTCCGTTTAGTCTAATAAACTTTTCAAGTTCAGGAATCACATTCTCTGAAATTCTAGTAGCAAGTTTTTCTAACGCTGGAATTAAAGCATATCCAACTCTATCTGCTGCTTGTGCAAACTGTAATCTTAACTTTTCCATTCTTCCAGCAAGAGTATTTGCTGCTGCTGCAGCCTGTCCCTTTGTTGTTTTTGCTAAATCTTTTGTAATTGCATTAAAGTCTTTTGTCTTAAGTGCAGCCTTATCAAGAGGTATACCTAATTTTGTTAATGCTGCAAAATTCCCATTATATGCTCTTGAAAGTGCCATTGAAACGGCACCCAAATCTTTTCCACTTGCTGCGGAAACATCAGTTGCCAATGCAAGAAGTTCTTGAGATTTAGCCAAGTTTCCTGTGCCTGTTACCAATGTTTGCAATGCAGGGATTAATTGTTCATTATCAATAGCAACTTGTAATTCAAGGCTATCTAAGTATGCAGCATTGGCTGCTATTGCTTCATCTGTTGCTCCTGCAGTATTACGAAGAGCAACTGCTAGTGCAGCCTGTTGCTTTTGATCTGCCATTGCTCCTTGGACTGCATCTACAGCAAGTTTGGTAGCAAATGCACCTGCTGCTATTGTTGCTACTCCAAATGACTTGGTTGCTCTTTTACCAAAATTGTCAATGTTTTGTCCAAGTCTTTTAATATCCTTGGCTGCTTCCTTAGATCCCTTATCAGAGTATTGAGAGATGATTCTGGCAATTACTGCACCTGTAGCCATTAGTTTTTCTCCTTATCTAAGTTTTGTTGTAGTGTTCTTTTTGCTTGTTCTAAAGCATCAGAGATATTCTTTTGAACTTTGTCTCTGTTGTTGTCTACTGCTTTCCAGACTAAACGGGAAGCGTCTCCAACATTTCCTTCTAAATTCTTAATAAAGGTACCATTACCTCTACTTCTTCTACCTGCTAATTCATAAATAACACCTTGAGCAGATCTATTCTTTATTGCTCCAGCACTAGTAGTGTAGTCTCTTCTTACCTTACCCTCAGCCTTTGAGGTGGATATGCCTGCCTTGATGATACTCTGATCCCAAGCAGGCCATCCTGCACCACCACGAGAACGAGGGTTACGAGCAGGCTGAGTGGCCCAGCCACTTAATGGTGGCTTTGCTTCAACAAATCCTTGTGCTTCCTTTTTAACAGAAGACAATTCTCTGTTGATGACTTTGTTAAATGCTTTAACTGCATCTTTATCAAAATCACCTAATGCTTTTAGTGTTTCCTTTAGACCAGATAACACTATCGCATTTTCACTCATTGCCTGTTCGCTTCCTTTGCTCGTTCTTTAAGATAAATCGTGATTGCCTCAAGTACTCCATCAGGAGCATCAAGTAAATCATTTGGAGATAACCCCGTCTCCACAGAAATCATTGCTACCGTATAGGTTAGGCTATTTCTGTGGATTCTGAATTTGGGTCGCTTGCTAGTTCCACACTTTCTAGTGTGTCCAAGAAGGCTTCTCCAAAAGGCTTAACAACTACGCCTGCATCTCTCAAAGCACCATGTGCCAAGAAATATACATGCTCTAGTTTTTGGTCTTCTGTAAGAAGTTTAGCAAAGCCCTTGTTGAACTTCTGTTCAAATCCAACAATTGTTTTTGGTCTCAAAGGGTATGTCCCTTCTACTCCATCTACTGTTTTTACCTTTATATATAGTCCGTCCATTTTTTTTGCCCCTTTTCTAGGATGTTATTTTATTTATGTCTCCATATATTGGCCATGAAACTCGTGCAGTTGATAGTTCACCAACTCCTCCGCTTAACGATGACCACTCTGAGATTACTACCTCAAATCTATATTCTGGATTTTGAGTACTTATAATAGCAGATGCGTTTGGTCTTATTATACAATAAGCCACAGTACCTACTAATGGGTAGATGACTGTTTCAACTTCATTGGTTGCAAAGTCTTGCTGAAAATCAAAACTTACTGTATTTTGAGCAAGCCCTGCAAGTTGTCGTTTAGAAACATCACCAATAACTGTAGTCTCAAAAAGGTCATGCACAGTAGACAATTGCACAGAAGTTATATGGTCACTAAGATCATATAGTGTTCCAGGCGATGCACCTATTTGTACTTGAACATTAGTTAAGACTATTTTTGCCATGATTACGGAGTAACATCCACTGCGATTGCGCCTGTGATTGGCCATGTAACTGATGCAGTGGCTAGTTCGCCTACAGCACCGTTCAAGGTTGTCCACTCTGAAATTACGGCATTGAAACTGTATTCAGGATTCTCTGCAGAAACTGCACCGTTTACTGGTTGTACCTTAATTGCTGCAACTGTACCCAATAGTGGATAAATTGTTGCGTTTACTGATCCTGCTGCGAAGTCCTGGTGGAACTCAAGTGTTACTGAGTTGTCAACAAGTCCTGGTGTACGAGTCTTTGCTGCTTGTGGAACATTTCCGCCCTTAAATGCAGTTGTTTCCAAAACATCATATGTGCTTCCAAGAGTTACGGATGCAATATGATCTGCTAGGCTCACGCCTGCGACTGTTACTTCAACATTGGTTAGAACTAATCTTGCCATGGTTATTTTTCTCCTTGTTCGTTATTTACTGAGTTAAAAACAGGAAAATCTTCTTCCTGCTGTGTTGCTTGTGGTACTTCTTTTACTGCTGGTGTTACTTTTGATGCATTTGCGGATTTAATATGACCTGCTGCAAGAAGATGTTCAACACTTCCTCCTGCACTAAGTATATCATCTTTGGTAAGTTTCTCACCATTTACCTTACCGCAAACTGTTGTGTTTGAGATTACTGTATATTCCATTGCTTCTCCTTAGCCCCAGATTGTGAGGTTATAGCGATATGATAAGAAAGACTGCTCACCAGAGACATATGTACCACTGTCTGCACTTATAACTCTCAGTGTATCAACAAGGCCACCCAATGTTCTATCTGACTCTAAAGCAGTTTTGATTGAACCATTACCACTTCCAGCCAGGAGTAAATCAAGTTTGTCTTGTCCTGTTCTTTCTGATATTCTTTGAACAATCACATAAACATCAACTGATGCTTGGTCTAAGCCACGAGCATTGTCAACATCAAATGTGAAATCTAATTGTCCTACTACTGCACATGGCGGAACAATAACATCTGGAATCAAGTCATAGACTCTCAAGTTTGTTATTGTCTGTAGGTTATTTTTTAACGCATCCCTTACTGCAGGAACATTGGTAATCGCCATTAGAATGCCAACCCAAAGTTTCTACGGAATGTCTTTAGAAGCATCTCAAC